TTCTGATCGCCTTTTTTAGTTTATTACGCCAGTGCCGGCGATACGGCACAAATCCACGCGGACACGACCGCGAAACCAAGTGTAAGGATATTGAGCAGGAAAGAAAGGAATTGATTATGAAGCGCGAATTTTTGAAGGAACTCGGTCTTGAGGATGAAGCAATCAACAAGATCATGGCTGAGAACGGCAAAGACATTGAGAACTGGAAAGGCAAGCTTGCGGATACTGAGCAGAAGCTCACAGAAGCGCAAGGTAAGGTGACGCAATATGAAAGCAAAGTTGCAGAACTCGAAAAGCTTTCCGCCGGCAATGCCGATCTGAAAAAGCAGTTGGATGATCTGAATGCCAAAATCGCCTCGGACAAAGCAGCAGCCGAAAAAGCTGCTGCGGACAAGGAATTGACAGAAAAAATTATTGCCACATTTGGCGATAAGGAATTTGTTAACGACTATACCAAAAACGCGCTGATTAACGAAATCAAAACCGAACTCATCAAACCGGAAAACTCCGGCAAGGGGATCAGCGAAATCTTTACCACGCTGACAACCGACAGAAAAGATATTTTTGCAAATCCTAATCCATTTGATATGGACGGGATCGGGAAAAAAGAAATACCAAGTGTTTCAGGGGTTGAAGCTGAATTTTTGAAACGGAACCCTGGAATCAAATTGTAAGAATGAAAGGGAAATATCATGGCTAAAACACATACCGCGCAAGACCGATATTCGGATTTGGTACTTGCGAAATTGAGAGCTGAACTCGTCCTGCGGGACGGGATTGTGTTCAACAACGACTATGAAGGCGATCCGGTTGCAGGGAAGGTTCGCATTCCGGTGCGCGATACCGAGGTGGGCGTTGGCGATTATGACGTCGCGACTGGCAAGTCTATCTCGCAGGGAGCAACAACTTATCTTGACATTCTCGTCAACAAGGATAAAGCCGTCAACGAACTGATTGACGGTTACGAGGCTGCATCCGTGCCGGATGGCTTGATCGCTGAGCGGCTGGACAGCGCAGGCTATTCGCTGGCTTTGCAGCTTGACAGTGACGGCGCGACGGAACTGCTTGCCAATGGCACGATTATGAATGTCGCACAGATTACCAAAGACAACGCATATGCAGCGATGGTTGACGTTCGCACTGCAATGTCCAAGGCAAATATCCCTGCAACACAGCGTTATGCGCTGGTCGTTCCGGACTTTTTCGCGCTCTTGTTGAAGTCGCCTGAGTTTATCAAGGCTTCTGATCTGGGCGATGCGGTTGTACAGACCGGTGCTATCGGCAGCATTGCAGGCTTCACGCTCTACGAGTGGAACGATTCCACGCCCGGACTACAGGCAATCTGTGGTCATCCGCGCTGGGCAACCCGCGTGAAAGAGTGGAGTTCTCCAATCGCAATTAATCCGCTGACCAACACTTATATCAAAGCGTCAGCCGTTCAGGGGCGGATGGTATACGCTCACAAGGTGACCAGATCGGCTGCTGTCCGGGCAATGTACTCACCTGCTGAACTGGGCGCTACTGCTGCTGCAGGTACGAATACCGATGAGACCAAGATCACGGCCAGCAACGCAACCGGAACCGCAAAGTATCGTGTCAATCCGGCAACCCGCGTTGTTTACGATCAGGGCGACACCGGCTTTACTGCGATTTCAACCAATCCGAAACCGTCGGTTGGCGACATTCTCGAAGTGGTTGACTTCGTGAGCAGCAAGGCAAAGAAAGTCAGCTACATCGTCGTGACCGCTGACATGATCAAGTCGTAAGGGGAGCTAATGACCTACACACCACAGCAGCTTAATCAACTCAGGCGAATGACCGCGTTGGCGACAGATGACCCGATTTATACCGATGATCTCCTGACTGAGATGTTGGATAACCGGTCGGGTGATCTGAACGCGGCCGCGTCTGATATCTGGGATGAGAAAGCTGCTGAGGTTGCGGGGTCGTTTGATTTTGACGCTGACGGTGGGGACTATAAACGCTCTCAGCTTGTTGCTCAGTATCGAGGGGAAGCAGCTAAATACCGTTCCCGCGCTGGATTTGAGCTTGATACGCTGGGTGCGGATTATGTTCTCTGATACTGAGCAATCAGCGATGAGACGCACTCAGGAAGCCCACATGATGGATTTCTGCAAGATTTATCCTCTCGATAGATGGGAGAAAACATCCAGGGGCGAAAGCAAAAAAGTCTTCGGGATAGCAATCGAATCTATTTGCGGTTTGAAAATGTCCTTATCCGATCGTCAG